TGAGCCTTCCACATTTTACCGTTATACTTGCCGGTCGGTTCCGAACCGGTATAATCTGGCAGCATCTCAAAATCCCGTCTATACATCATGGCATATTTGTCATCAAGTACCAGATTATTTCTGTCCGGTTGTTTCCATGCTTTCCCCCAGGGATGCATCATAGGCGGGATAATGTTTTCATCCAACACAACTTTACGCATTTCCATATCTCAGCTATTTTTATTATTGAAATATTCCTAACTCTTTTTTCATTCTATTTTCAGCCAACCGCACATAGTCTTTGTTTATCTCAAATCCTATATAATTGCGGTTCAATTTCCGGGAAACGATTGCCGTTGTACCGGAACCCATAAAAGGGTCAAGAACAACGCCATCTTCCGGGCATCCTGCTTTTATACAGTCAACAATGAGAGCTGGGGGAAACACTGCAAAATGAGCATCATGGAAGGCCGATGTACTCACTACCCAGACAGAACGTTTATTTGCTTTGTCCGTATATTCATACTCACGATTCGTACTGGCTCGATACATGGGGTCATCTTCCGTCATATCAGAAAAATTTCTTTTGCGGCCACCAATAACGGCTTTCATATTTCTGTTAGCTTTCAGAGTACGAGAGGATCCTACCTGGTTATCGACATCTTGCCTTATTCTACGCATTGTAGACTCTCTTGCCGGAACTTTTATCGCATCTGCATCAAAGTAGTACAACCGGGATTTACTCAATAGGAAGATATATTCGTGAGATTTAGTACAACGGTCCCTAACACTCTCCGGCATCGGATTAGGTTTGCTCCAAATAATATCTTGACGCAAATACCAACCATCAGCCCTAAGAGCAAAGGCCAGCATCCAAGGAATACCTATCAAATCTTTAGGTTTGCAGTTTGTGCATTGTTTTACCAACGTTGCCTTACCAAGTGTCCCCCGGTTCGTACCTTGCTTATAATTCATTGCATTGTCCGGAAACTGTGCAGCACCTTTCATGGAACCGGCATAGCTATCACCAATATTCACCCACAGAGTACCATCATTCGTTAACACCCGCCGAACTTCCCGGAACACTTCAACCAACTTCCCAATATATTCTTCCGGTGTAGCTTCAAGCCCTATCTGTTCATCATTTCCATAATCACGCAAACCGTAATATGGAGGTGATGTAATACAACAGTTTACGCTATTTTCCGGTAGACATTTTAGTCCTAATCGACATTCCGAGTTATATATTACATTTACATCCATTATGCTCAGTTCTTCTTAGTTATGATTCAGATAAATATTTTATCAAACTCTCTTTGTCTTTAAAAAGTCTTTTATCCCATTTAGGATAATTGTTTCTGGGTACACTAAGTCCATCTGACAGCTTATAAACCATAAGGAAAATATCATCAGCATAGGATATTTCGATGATTATTTTGCTTATAGTTGTATGGATAATATTATCCCCGATCAGATAACATACACTATCTCCTACGTTAAATTCAGTATCTATATTCATACCTTTTTATAGTAAAAACTTTCATGTATTCGCAATCCTCATCACATACCCCAGACCTTAACACACAATGGGGAATATTGGAGCCAAACTTATACTCGAAGTTATAACATAGCTTCTTATATGCCTCTCGTTTGGCTTTCTCTCTGTCAACTGCCAATAAACCAATGTTCATTTGTTTTCTTCTTTCATCAATTGTTCAATAGTAATAGGAATTACACGAGAAACAGCATAATAAGCATTATTCGTCAATTGGCGTTGCCATGCCGAAAAACGGGGTGACCAACGAAAACCGTTATGTTTGAGATTTGAAATAACATCAGGCCGTGGTTTTGTATCAAAAACTATCTGAACTCTATCTTCGGAGTAATTCTTAATTACCCGGCCACCATCAAAAAGTATTTCCACATCTTTTTGGTTCTCTTTTTCTGCCTGTTTTGAGATAGATTGATTTGCAAGTTCAGCGAGTTTCCAAAATTTGTGACGATTGGTAAAGATTGGTTTTACCCGACTTTCGTTTAAGGATCTGACATATTCAATCGCTTTGTTTATCAAATCGACCTTTCCGTTTCTCGCAATCGTTTCCAGCTTATTATACAAATTGGTTGGCAAAAAATGCTCATCGATCATCCTCTTTACACGCATCCACTCTTCCTCCGCTTTCTGATCTTCCGGTTTTGCCTCCTCTATCCTTCGAGCTATCGACTTGAGCACTTTTTCTCTCCACGCTCTAAATTCATTGACAGCATTGTCATAGTAATTATTCATCTTCTCATTTCGTCTTGACGGAAAACGGGCTGGCCCTGTTATCATGGCGCTCATTATACGAGAATGCTTATTGAACAATATTTGAACCCATTCTTTGTACTTAGCAATATATCGCTCTCTTTCTTCTTCCGGCATTGTTTTTATATCATCATTGAGCTCTTCTTCGTACATGCGTATGTGATACGATCCACGTTCCTCCGGACTGAAACTTGTAGCATAAAAAGCATCGCAAGCGCATTTCCAAAACTCCTCAAGGTTTACCTCATATTTCCACTCTACAACCGACCAAAGACCTAAGTCTTTGTCATTAATAACAACCGCCTCATTATCGGAAATACGGACTGCAGTATGCGCATAGTCGCAACGCATTAAATTATCACTCAACTTTTCACCTCTCCAGTTAAAAAGCCATTCACCCTGTTCTGGGTTCGCTATATTCACCACTTTTAATGCACGGTGACAGTTCTTTTTTGATAGTAAAACCTGTTCAGTATTACCGACCTGTATTTTATTTTCTTGCATTATAGTTCCTTGTTTTTAAATATTCACACCTTATATTTTCGTTCAAAATCATACTTCCTAAACTCATGGTACGCTTGTTCCAATGTTTTAGAAGTCCTATCACCTTCCGGTATATCCCAGCTTTTGGAATTATTGATACTATCATCCATGGCTATGGAACCCCTTTCTTTCTCATACCGGCCAAGCCATTCTAAAATAACAGCCCCGTCTATCCGATCATAAACCTTCCCATACAATCCCTTTTTCGCCCGATTAAAACATAGCTTGAAATCATCAGGCTTAAAGAAATAGTATTCATCAATAATCAGATCAACTGTTTGTGCGACTTGTACTGCTCCGATCGATTTCCCTACATTGAAAAAATCTACCAAATCATTCAAGACTTTTACCATAAATCCACGAAGATGCGTCTCTCCAAATTCTTTGTTCATAACCGCTATAGAGCAGCTTGGGCTATCAAACACGTCATTTACTGTTTTGGGCCGCAGACTGTTGTAATATGGCATCGGCAAGACGCCCCAAACGCTCACGCTCGATTCTCTTGTTTTCGGCATCAGTTCCGGAGGAAGTACGCCGGTTGTTTGATCTATTTCCGATATGAGTTGTATTGCTTGTTCCTGATTCATACTGCATTTTTTCTAAATCACGCTTCGCCCACTTGCGGAACGTGAGGTTCGCACTAACGTATTTTTTGAGCAGCTCTCGATAATTGTGCATCGAGACAAGAGTGTCCTGGATTAACTGAAGCGGGAAATCTCGCTTTATCCGTTCGAATTGTTCTTCCGTAAACGGCTCTTTCAGTTTAGCCACACTAGGAG